GACCTGCCAGTTAAACTGACTTAGATACTCATAGTCCTCATCGTCAACCATCACTAACCACTTCCTTTTTGCGTCCGACCGAGTCTGACCTGTTTCAATGTACTTCATTTTAGTAGCTATTATTTTCTAATCACTCGTATGTAGGGAGAGGTACTAACGGGAAGCTACTAACAACCTGTTAGCACCTCCCCACACACAGAGTGGGACTTGACTAGCTCAACGTAATATCAATAGTTAACGCACTGGTTGGCGACCACTGCTTAAATCCGATGTATCCAATTCCGACAACCTCCATACCGGTCTTTCCGGTAACGCCCTTCTCTTCGAAGTGAACACCTCGTGGTGAAGCGTATGTAGCGACCTTCTTAACTCCTCCAACTCGGTGACCTGAGTTAGTCCATGTCTTAGAACCTGAAGCTGAAGTAGTAGTTGCGTCAGCGAACGTACCTGAGCGAACAACATAGATATCAACTCCGAGAAGTGAAGTTAGGAATCCGTTGTTTGCTGCTGCATCTGCGTATGAGAACGCGATGTTTGACTGAGCCTGGATAATTCCAGTGAGGTCGGTGTTCTCAACAATAACGTACATACCATTCATAGCATCTGCGTATCCTGAAACCTTTGAAATGATGTTCGAAAGGATAGTTACTACGTTTGATGAAGTTGTAAAACCTCCTGCTGGGGTCGTGTATGCGCCTGTTCCGTTCTCACAGAGTTCGTTTACTACCCACTTGTCGATTGCAGTGACGAGAGAGTTAGTAATCGCCTGATTTGCTGCGAAGAATAGGTCGAAGTTAGCAGTTACCTGCTCGAAATCGAAGATATGGGTCGCTGCGATTGCCTCATCATCGACAGAAAGAGTGTCGTCGGTCGTGGTGAGAGCTGCTGGGGTGTAAGTACCAGCTACTGCCTGAATAGTTGTAGAAACTGCAGTGATGTAAGGCGATGAAATCGTCTTAAGCTCTGTGTTGTCTACAAGACAAACCTTCTCTGCAACGAGACCGTTACGGAGAGCTTGCTGAATTTGCGCTGCGCGATATTTGTCTCGAAGCGTCTTTGTGGATAACGTGTTAGCCATTAAATTAGGATTAAAATCTTTATAATCCTACCGATTGGCTCAGATAGTTACCTATCGTCGCCCTTGTTTTGCTTTTGCTGCTATGAGTCTTGCGATATCAGCATCTGATTCCGGCATCCTGCCTGAGCCAGCGTTTGATAGAAGAGCATCTTCTGACATTTGACTCGAACCTCGTCGCGACGCACCAGTATTTGTGGCTGCCGCCGTGTTACGCTGTTCGGACCTTTCGTTGAGAGTTGCCTTAATCGTGCTTGTTTTAAGAGCTTCTGCTATAGAAATGCCCTTATACTTAGCATAATCAGCAACTTCGTCGATATCTTCCTCAGCAACCTTAGCGTTCATAAGAGCGATAATGTCCTTTGAAGATAAATCACCTGTCTTGGCCGTCGGAGCATCTACGGTTTTAACCGTTTTTGCTGCACGTTCAGCCTTTTCTGCACGAACCTTATAATTTTCTGCAAGTTCCTTAGCTTTTTGAGCTTCAGACTTCCAGTCTATTGATTCGGTAGTTTCAGTTGAGGCTACTTCCTCTGTAGTTTCAGGTACTACGACCTCTGCTGTGTTTGAGTTGTCAGCAACAACCTTGTTCTCTTCCATAGGGTTTTTATTTTAGGTGATACGCCAATCACCGATTGGAATTGATAATATAATTATACCACACGGCCACTTTTCTATACAATGCTACTTACTTGAATCTCGCTTCAATCGCTTCTCCTGCTCCTCCGCTGTTTCAGCTTTTGTCCCAGCGAGGTTCTTAATAAGATTCAAGAATGAATCTACATAAGAGAGCAGAAAGTTTCGAGCGATTGTTTTGACGTACGTTTCTTCTGCATCCTCAGTGATGTATTTCAAATCATCGAGGACGATTTTAATTTTCACAGGAGCTTCGATGTCCTTTAAGACTTCGAACTGCTGAGTCAAATAATCTATCTCTATCTTCTTTGCTGCAAAAAGTGGAGCCATCTCAGCTACACTCTTTGTCTTGAGGTCGTTATTAAGCGACTGATACAAATCTCCTAACTGAGTAAGAGGAGAATCTCCGTTTACGTCAGGAAGAAGTCGCATCCTTAATATCTCGTACACTTCGGGTGTAATAGAACTCTTCACCATCTTCGTCTCGAAGTCTGTGAGTGGGAACTGAAGAAGAACTTTTCTTACGATGTAGATAAGCTCTTCGTTGTCCGCAAACACAGCTTTGATTAACTCCAGTTGTTTTTGATTATAAATCAGCACCTGGTCTTTATCCCTTGTTGCCATATTTTTTCACTAGCTAATAAAGTGCCCTACCGCCACTCTGTAAATCGACGTTACATTGTTGGTTGAGGCATAGCTGGCTGCATAGGAGATGGCTGCGCTGGAGGCGCACCTACAAGTTCCGCAGGGGATACCTGACCTGTCTTTGTAAGAATCTTGTTGAACACAAGTCTCTCATCTGGAGTCATCGGTCGGCCTTGTAGAGCTACGAGAGTCTTGAGCGTTGTATCAAGCGTGGTAAGAGCCGCCTCAGTATCTTCTGATTCACCCGGTACTTCTATCTCTAGCTCCCACTCTAAGTCTTTTAATTCCTTGCTCCAGTTTATCTCGTCTGGTGCGAAGAACCTCTGGTTGCCTAATGATGCTAGGTTTTTTTGTACACTTGATGCAGCTTGTTCAGTTAGAAACGCCTGGTCTTCTGGAGTTATTTCCTCGTCGTTAAGCACCTTCTCTATAATCTGCTGATTAACCATCTTTGTAGAGACATTCGCTATATACGCAGAATCAATCCTATTGAGGTCGTATGACTCAAGCTCTGCTGCAATTTCATCAGCGTTGTTGAGTTCATATTTCTTTATGAACGGAATTATAAATCGCGTTAGCATTTCTGCGAGGTCTAGTCGCTTGTTCTCAGTCATCATCTCGAAGAGCGAGTAGCTCTCATTTATAACAGCCTGAGTTTGTTTCCATGCGGTGTGTGACTTCGGTGCTGCTCCGAGCATTGACTCTGCAATACCGTTAATTTCCTGTCCGAGCATCTTCCATGAGGTCTGGAAATTCTGTAGTGCGGTAATGTCGTGCGAAGTGTTAGCGACCTGAGTAAGCGGCTGATTAACTGCGTGTACAAGTATGTCACCATTTTCAATAGCTGCTAATGCGTTTTGTCCTACGAAGTTTCCGTCCGAGGTCTGGAAGATAAGCTTGGATGCTAAGTCTAACTGGTCCTTTATAGATTTCGCTGTATGGTTCATCATCCATTGTACTTCGAAGAGGTTCTGCACTGCACCAATAGAGAGAGTCTGCCCGTCTTCTTCAATGAGGTGAGTAATCATATACGGATTCTCCTCGCGTCCGGATACGAGAGTGTAGTCATCATAAGTGCCATTTTCTTTACCGGCGACAAACGATATAACGTGCATCTGCTGTACGTAGGTATACTCATCTGAAGCTTTACCTGTGAGGTAAGAGAGAGGAAGTTCACCGTGGACTTCGTATACCTTAATATAATCAGGCTTCATGTCCTTAGTCTCGCCGGCAATAGTCTTTCGAGTTGTGATAGCTTCACAAAGATTTTCTACCATCTCTTGGTCGTAACCCTCACGGTTACGAAGTTGAGCTTCAGTGAGTTCAAGCACTTCTATAACGACGTTGTTATCAAATGAAATCGGGTCAACGATGAGACGGTCCCATGCCACGACGTCACTGTGGAGCTCGCCATCTTTTACCACGAACTTAAGTACGGCGCTGCCGTAAGTAGCAAGAGTAAGTCCCCACTTATTGAGGAACTTTCCAAATCCTGCGCGGTCCATCCAGTCTCGGAGTTTTATAGTTGCAAGAAATGCAAGCATTGTATGCTTCATCTTCTTCGCCTTTACCTTCACATCTTTCCTGTCTAAGTCAGTCGCACGATACCAAATGTTTCGAGCTGCTGTTACAACATTGAAGAATGGCTTATCGCGACCCTGCGAATCCTGGAGTCCCGTTGTGTGCTTAGAATTTATGTACGCACCAATCATATCGATATCATCCTTCATCGACTTCTGTACGTATTTAGATACGGTAGTAGTACCTGAGATATAATTTGTCTCAAGCCTTCGAACAAGCTCTCCTATGTCTGACCGCTCTACTGATTCTGCTTTGTCTTTAGCCATAATTTTTTAGGCTATTACTGTCGGAATGTAATGGTGTATCGTCCGGTAAAGCCCGTTACTGTATTTACCATGATGCCTCGTGGTGCGTCTGCATCGATAGTTAGAGTTGAACCAATAGCTGGCGATGCGGCTAGCACCAATAGGCTTGTCGATGCAATGTCCGTTGATGACGTCGCGTTCCAGATTTCTACAATCGACCCGTGGGTGGTTCCGATAATTACTGAACCAAGAGTACAGCTTCCTGATGTAGTCGCGCACAGTCGCTGTGGCGTGTTCGCCCAAGTTGAAAGAGTGGTAGTAGCCTGGTACTCATTACCTCTATCAACACTTCCCACCTTCTCTGCTCCTGAATAAACCCCGAACAATGCGAGAATCGCTACCACAACTCCTGCAATTTTTGTCTTTAAATCCATTTTATTAAAAATAAATAAGCGTGCCTACCCACTAGTGCTCTAATTATACCACGAAGAACCTAGCGTGTGCTATCCCCTGCAATCTTAGTTTTATTTATGAGGAGGCGTTGCTTCTGTTTTTCTTCCATCACGTGGCGCTGTGGTGAGTCGAGAGTAGCCTCTTTATTGAGCTCGAACCACGCCCGGTAGATTATCGGGTCGCCGATGTCCGGTGAGTGCCCGATGGACGCCTTTACCTCATCTTTTGGAATTATCTGCAGCTTGCCGTCGTCGTCTTTGTTGCGCTGCTTAAGAAGTGCGGTGAGCTCTTCCATTATGACCTCGCGGTATTCAGGAACCTTGAACGCTATCTTATGTTCAGTTATAAGCTCCGCCAATTTGAACGCGCATTGTGCTTTGAGATTTTGGTAGTTGGTTTTAGGTATGAGATGACTTTCGATTTTGGAAAGACGTCCGCGTATTTCAGAGGAGGTCGGGAGCGGGCGGGAGTTGGCGATGAAACCACGGGTTCCTTTAAGTCCATCAACAACGGCCCCTCCAATACCGTCTTCATCGATAAGTATGTTCGAGAACGGAATTTGTTCGGTTGCGGCATAGTCTTTTATTTTTTGAATAGTATTCTGGGTGTCTTGTAAGTGGAACTTCTCGATTTTGTAGAGTTCCATCGAGCGCCAGAAGGATAGCGTCGTCGCGTCCTTTCCGAAGCGAGCAACGTCGACGATGAGATATTTCTGGTTATCCTTCGTCGGTGTGTTTGAAAAGGCGTCGGAGAGAGCGTCGTAGGTGACGAGCGCGTTCTTATCCTCGTCGTAGTCCCAGTTACCGAGGAACAGACGCTCTCGTGAGGCTTGGTCTTTAATGGCAGATAGCGTGTCTATGTAGGACTGTGACATGTACTTATTATCCGTGACCAGTGCCGGTACGAACTTTCTGTGTGGTGGTAGAGAGTTGGTTTGATACGGTTCGATGAAGTCACGTTTCATCCAGCCTTTCTTCGGGTTCGCTGTGATGAGGAGTTTCTTCGGCAGATTGTAGACGTCATTTTTCCAGCGACCTACCGCGAGCCATAGGTTATCCTTCGCAGCTTCGGCAACCTCGCCGGCCTCTTCAATCCATCCACGGGTCATTTGCATGGAACCAAGGCGTTCGAAGAGTGGGTCCGAGGGTTCTTCCTTACAGGCTATGAGATAGACCTTAGATTTGTTGTAGAGAGTATAGGTATTATCCTGCCCGTTGAAGGTCGCATAGTCGTCAATCTTAAGGCCCCAGTTTGCAAACACTTCATGTATGGTCGGTATGGTGAACTTACGGAGGTCAGTGAGTTCCTTTCGGGCGATGAAGTAGTGGGTCTCGGGGTATGTTAAGGCATCGGCAAATATCAAGGAGGCTCCAAGGTAGGACTTCCCGCCAGCTTTCGCACCACCATAGAGAATCTGTTCCGTAGTGGTGTCGTTCCAGTACTGAGAGGCTTCCAGTTGGCGTCGGTTCTTAGTTTTGAAGGTCAGTTCCATTGTCGAATACGAATTTCATGCCAGTAATAGGAGTCACCTGCGCGATAGCTAGGCGGTCCACAGGTTTAAAGCCTGCTCGGTCTAGGATGTCTTTAGCAGCAGCGAGACGGACCACAGGGGGGACGTCCTCGGAAGTCATAAGTTGGGTGGTGGTGTTTACTGCGTGTTCCGTAGACTCTTCGATGGATGTTTGAACCTTTTTCCTACGGAGGTCAGCGAGTATTTTTACAGCATCTTCAGGATTAAGTTTTATTTGTTTTTCCATATTCTTCCTTCGACCATTAGGAGAGCGTGCTTGCGTCGTTCAGGTTGAGAGATATTGGCCCATTTGGCGAGAGCAGCCTTGCGAGCGATTTCAGAACGTCGTTCGGGGGCTATTTTTGACTGGCGGAGCTTAGACGCGTTCGAGTAATTTGCGAATTTTTGTTCTGGGGTTTTCATTACATGTATTTTAACATTTTGTTACGTTTCATAGCAAGTGTTTTATTGCATGTTGTTATTTTGGTCAAAATCTGGAAACGCAGTTATATAAATAAATAAACACCGCCCCCTATGGGGTTTGGCCTTTTTGGTAATCGCTATACTGTTGCGCTCATGTCAAGCAAACATCTATCACACTATGTCAAGCTCATGTGCTATAGGGGTGCTTTACCACTTGCCACCTAGGGCATTACATTGTGCTATCCTTAGCAAAACCTACCTTGGCTATCTCTATCACTTGATAGAACGTGAGAATAATCAGTTATAACGATATGACAAGGCTCACAGAGCAACTGTAAGTCATCAATAGTCATCATAGGATTGTATATCTTATGGTCAATATCTCCGGCAATAATAGGCTTTTTACATTTATTGCAAACGTGCCCCTGCCTATTCCTTAATAGTGGCAAAATGTATTCTCTTAAATCATTGATAGTTTCCTGAAATTCCTTCCGTTGCGCATAGGAATATCTTTTGCGTAAATTTCTCATGCAATAAATTATAGCATAAATACCCTTTTTTGACACAATCGCCAAAAGATTGTCGTATAATGGCTTAAACCAGTAGAGAATACAGCTACAACATCTATTTTTCTATTACGTCAAAATATAAGAAGATTATACCATATAATTTAATAAAAGTAAAGGATAAAAAAAAGTAGGGGTATGAAGATATACGTAATTAAAAAAAAGATGTTGCAGGTGTCTTTTTGACGCCGTTAAGCCATTCTACAGCACTATTTCAAGCTGTTTTTCCTCTTTTCTCTCATTTCTTGCAATATTCTTAATGATTCCTCTTTCATTTCTTGCGTTAGGATAGGCAATGCAAAGGCATTATGCTTTTCCAAGTACTCAATAACCTTTTTCATTATATTCACATTGTGTTTAAAGTAGCCTAATCCACTATTACACCTCCTACAAAGTAATCCACGGACTTTGCCTGTATACATACAATGGTCGACAGCTAGATTGTGCTCATTCTTGTTCTTGTTTTGGCATATATCGCATAAGCCTTTTTGAGTCTCAAGGATTTCTTCATATTTCTTCGAGTCGATTCCGTAATTCTTTAAGAGGTGATTATTCCTCATAGTATTCATGTTTTTCAAATACCTTTCATACTGCTTTTGCTCTCTATCCATTTTTTTGTAGACTTATATAATAACGTCTTTATATTATGCTATTATTTTATAATCACAACTATTTACACTATACTTCACACAAACCGTCAAACACCGCTCAACAAAGCCACCTAATAAGTTATCCACAGCTCAATCGCATTCCCTCTTCCTTAATCGCTTGACTTATAACACGCATTTGCTTATTGTATAAGCATAAGAGATTAAACAAAAACGCTCTTATAGGTTCGTTGAAAACTGAATAGGTGTAAGAAATAACTCAAACAAAAAAATGAAACATATTTGGATTTCAGGAATGAAATTGCCCCTCATAGAAGAGAGGCACGAAATATTTAGAAACTTGAGATGGATAGGCAACATGCCATCTACCTATAGTTTCCATGTATTCGAGAACAAGAACAACACAAGCGGAATTGTCGCTTGCTCTGACGCTTTTGGAGGAGGTGTAGCGTGGGCAAGATACATAGGTAAAAATCCTATGATTGGAAAGGAAATGGAATCATTTGACAATGACGAAAAAAGTTTTTTGAAAAATAGATATCCTGCTTTGCTTGAAGCAATAAACGATTTAGACAAGTAATTACTTAGTCAAATACACCTATTCAGTTTTCAGCGAATCATTTAATAGTCAAAGATTTAGTTAATCAATTAACAAAAACATATGACAAAAAAAGATTATCAGTTAATTGCAAGCGCATTTTTCGAGTTTTCAAGTGTAGCCCTCGAAGGCATAGGCGAAAACATAGCAAAGGCCCTTGCCGATAAGTTAGCGCAAGAAAACCCTAAATTTGACCGCTCACGCTTCATGGAGGCTTGTGGAATAACTGAATAAATAACATGTATACATGCAAAAAAATCTCTCTATACACGGGCAAGGTTCTAGCAAAAGAAACCTTTGCTACTTCAGAGCAAGCTATCAAGTTTTGTAATAGTAACCTATCAATTACGGGCGCATATCATTTAAGAGCATAGCTATCTAACATGTACACCACTAAACAAAAAATCGGCCTCTTGCTCTTCGCCCTCCTCTTTATCCTCTTCTATGGCCTAGCAGGAACAGCAGATTATCAATCGCTAATCAATCAATAACATGCAAAACCAATACAAAACAAACGCCGAAGCCCTTGCCCTCGAAATCCGCTCATGGTATCCAACCGCCGAAGCCTTCCATGCCGACGAATCAATGCGCACCGATTGGCGCACAAAGTTTCAAGCCAACGGCAATTGGTACACGCTCCGAAAGACCTATAAAGACGAATACGTTGTAAGCCCTCTAGAATACGCTCCACGTAATCATGTATCTGCAAGCGTCTATTCAGACGTATGCAAGGCGATATGCACCTCTAATAACATTTTTAAGCCAACCAAGGCGAAGATTGATGCAAAGGTAAAGGAACTTGAAGCAATCAGCGTCAAGCTTGCGGAACTCGAAGCAATCGCCGAAGCAAAAGTATCAGCATTCCTTAAAGAAATAGCACCGCTCAATCCTGTAATGGCACAAGACGGAAAAAGCGGATATATCGTAAAAAATGGCCTTGAGTTTGAGTTCAGTATCAATCAAGACGGATACATTTCTAAGAAAATATCTGTACATTACACCGTACCCAACACGCTCGAAGCCTTTAAAGAGCTCACTAACAAATAACACCCATGACCCTCAAATCAATCCACAACAGCTCAGACGGGTACATCGCCTCCCACCGCAAAAACGGCCGACACCTCTTTGCAATCGCCTCAACCCGCCTCGAAGCTCTCAGAGACTGCCTAGCGCAAGTTTATAAGTTAAACACCAACTAACATGACCGAACAAGAGCAACTACAGTTTCTAGCCCTGCTAGAAAAGTATATCGACGATTGCGGGCTTGACTCTATCGAAGCGTGCAACAAGGCAACAGAACTATTAAACGTAATTAACAACAACTAACATGAAAAACTATCAAGAATTCAAAGCTACCCTCATGCAAGTGAAAGCCGACCTAGCGTCAAAGGGCGTCAATATCACGTTCAAAAAGTGGCGAAAGGAAAGCCCGTATCAGAAAGCTCGCTATAGGGCCGAGTACGTATTCCCCGAAGTATGGGCATATCGAGCAGACGGCGGAAGTGGAGCTGTGATTACTGGCGAAGATATCACGACCAACACTAAGCAGACGGCGGAACTTATTAGGAATTATCTCTACTAATCATCACTACAATGACAATAACCTTCACCAACGGCCACATCACCCTAGCAAACATCAAGACAAAAACAGCAGGACTGACCCTCCACAAGACCTTAAAGACCCTCATTAAACAAAAGAAGGACTTCACGCTATCGTTTAACCCCACACTCGAAGACTCTTATCAGGAATATGTAACAACTAACTAACACTATGAAAACCGCCTTAAACACCGGCCAGATAGAAATTATCCCACAACTCATTAAAGAAGGCATGACCCCGTTACAAATCGCCAAGCGTTACAACTGCCACGTCTCGACTGTACGCTCATGGATACGCAAGCTAAAACAAGTGGGCTACGTAATCCCACCGACCCCAACTGGACGCCCTAAAACTAAACTAAGACCCTACAATGAAAAAAACTAACATTACAAAAGCCGTCGACACGCTCGCCACGCAGGCCTCAAACCTCGCTATAACGACCCCAGAGGCACTAACAGAGGCAACAAGCATACTCTCTACCCTTAACACCCAAAAGGACAATATAGAGGCTCTCAAGGCCAAGGTATTAGACCCCCTCAACGCCGCACGTAAGGCCGAGATTGCCCGTTGGAAACCTGCGCTCGACAAGCTCGAAAGCGCCATAGCCTCTATACGCTCGCAAATGTCTCAATATGCAACGCAACAAGCAAACACCCTAAAGGCACAAGAGGAAGCTATAGCAGCCCGTATAGCGCCAGGCAGGGGCAACTATACCCTCGACACCGCAGTAAAGAAGCTCGACGAACTGGAAAAGACACCCGATATCGTGGAAACAGCGCAAGGCTCTGTAACTTTCCGGCCTATTCAACGTCTGAAAATCACTAACAGGAACTTGATACCGGACGAATACTGGATAGTGGACGAGACGGCAATACTTGCCGACCTCAAAGCAGGTTTAAAAGTAGCAGGTGCCGAATTAGAAACCATACAAGTGCCAGTTAATAAAAGATAATAAAATGAAACTCACATATAAAAATGGAACAGTGCGAGCAATCGCAGAATCAATCGACGACGTTCGTATCTTAATCGCCCTCACAACGACCCCAAAGGCCGAGCTAACGACAACTAAGCACAAGAAGCATACTCACATGAAAACATGCGAACTCTGTTCAAAAGAGTACAAAGGACTTCGAGGACTTAAAATACATCAAGTAAAGTGTAAAAAGTCTATTTGGGGCGATAAGGGATTTGTAAGTGCTGTTAATATTCTAAATCCAAATGCTTAACCTCTACCCCAAGGGCTATACCGGCCCGATACTCAACCCAAAAGCAAACATGCAAGACGACCTCGACCGCCTCGCATGGTACAAATGGGCTATCCGACCCTCGACTACATCAATCCCGAAGTACACCCGCCCGGACACTAAACACTGGACCGAGCTTAATCTGAAAGCGTTTATTTATTCATTAATGCCATAAACATGATGACAGAAAAAACAAAAGCCATAAAAGCTTTGAACTTGCTCTTAACTCTAGCCAATTCAGCTCCCGATATAAATAATTGGGATGTTAAGAATAAAGTACCCGAAGCATACGGCCTCTTATATAAGATAATAAATAAATAACATGGACCTACTAATCCCCGACAAAGAAGACTTGAATCCGCCGAAGTGCGAGTATTGCAACGACCTCCAGAGAATCGAGATAGAAGCTTACGTATGCGACGAGTCAACCGGCTACAACACCATTACTGAACGCACCGGAAGGTATAAGGACTGTCCTTTCTGTGTATCACATGAAGACCATGAGACAAATTAAATTTAGAGCGTGGGATAAAAAGATTAAGAAGATGTATGAAGATATACCACTCATATCGCTATCCTCCCATGTTAAAGAAAAAGATGAAACTTTGAATAAAAGTCTCAAATCATTTCAGACTGATTCTGTCGGGTTCACCCTCATGCAATTCACAGGCCTCCTCGATAAGAACGGAAAGGAGATATATGAGGGGGATGTATTGAAATGGACGCACCCAAATTTCACAGAAAATAAAGTTGAGTACAAGATACTGGAAATGAGTGATATCAGAAAATCTTTAATGATTGAGCCTGATTGTCTTAATGGCTGGATAGAGATTATCGGCAACATTTATGAAAACTGAACTCACCCTCGCCTCGAAGATAAAGAAGGGCGATAAGATACTCGTAGAGAGTAACGAAGCGTCGACCGTTATCACCGTGAAGCCCGTTAAAGGCCGGCTTCATGTAGTACTTACAAATCACGTTGCGCTCTCGGTTCACGAAGAGTACGGCAAGCTTGTAAAAATCCTCGAACTCTAGACATGCGGTAAAAAGTGTTCTCCAACTGCTTGCACACTACGAAGGCACTTGCGATAATGTTCTCCATGCGTGAAGTTTCAAAAAATATTTCTCAATTAACAGCACCGCTCGTGCGAAGTTTAAAAGCTTCACGCATCACGAGTGGTGCTATTAATTTGGAAATGTAAAAAGCGTATGACAACTCTCGAAACAGCACTAAAGTATCGGGCACTAGGATGGAGCATTTTGCCAATAAAGCACGGTAGCAAACTTCCGGCTCTCGCCTCTTGGACTCCATACAAAGATAAAATCGCATCCGACGAAACGATAACGGAGTGGTTTGCTAACTCCAACAGCGGAATCGGCCTAATTTGTGGAAAAGTTTCCGGCGTAATAGCCGTGGACATTGACGTAAAGAATGGCGAGCCGGACTTGAAAGGCTTGGAGCTTCCACCGACACTATGCGCCAAGACCGGTAGTAATGGACGACACATGCTCTATAAATGGCGTGAAGGGCTTATGGGAGCGGCAGTGGGAGTCCGTAAAGGTGTAGACATACGCTCGGACAATTCCTATATCGTTATCGACCCGTCCATACACCCTAACGGCAACGCCTACGAATGGCAGAATTGGGGAGAAGATATTGCAGATGCCCCGGCATGGCTTGAGACTGGAAGCAACGGCACGCCGACGAAAAAACTCAAAAAGAAACTCACGGAGCTTGTAGGCATTGTCGAAGGCGACGGGCGCAACAACGCGATGGCCTCGCTTATCGGAAAGGCGCTCGCCACTACGCCCAAAAAGGACTGGGACGAGCAGGTGTTCGGCATGGCAATACAGGTGAACAATACATACGTCCCACCACTCGGCGCTGAAGAGCTCCAAACTATTTACGACTCCATTTGTTCTAAAGAGAAGAAGAGGCTCGACGGCGAGACTAAGAGCGACAATGAA